TTTAAAAAGGACGTAGAAAAATAATATAATATAATATTTGCTTTGTAAGATTTAATTGTTTTATATTGCATAGAATTAAAAAAGGAATTATGAAGGTTAAGTTATTAAAGAAGATAAGATGTAGATTTTCTATTGAATCTAAATTTCTTAGTTATTACCAAAGAAGATTATTGGTTGTTGTGGATAATAACAATAGTTTTTTTTATGACCATTACGAATTGGAGGACTATAATAAAGCTACTCATTCAATTATTAAAACAGTAAGAGATGAAAATAAAGGGTTAGGAAAATTAAATCAAAGAATAAGACACGAAAAAAGGAATATCAAATTATGGTATAACGAAAAAAAATAAGAACATGAAAAAACTAAAAATAAACGAAGCTATACAAATATTCAAGAAAAACAATCCTAATGTTAAAATGGATAAAACTGTATTAGCTGATAAGATAGATTTTAAAAGCTATACTACTAAGTCAATAGCTCAATTACTAAGCGCTGCTATTAATGGAAGGGATAAGAATGTACCCTTTGAGATTATAAGACAAACAGCATATATATTAGGGGTTAGCTTAGATTATTTGACTGGAGAAGAAGAAAGACCAGCATCTACAAAAGAGTCAGCTAGGTTATTGAGCGAAAGGTTAGAACATTCATTAGCTATGGCTTTAGATTTAGAAGCATCATTAACTAAATAAAATGAAAATACTCAATAAACCCGAAGGACATAATAGACTAAAAACATATACTTTAGATCATAACGACTTAGATATATTCACTAATAGAAATGTAGGGGTATCTCAAGAATTAGCTGAAGAGTTATGTGAATACCTTAAAAAGAATAAAGAGGTTGTTTTAATAGTTGAAAAGATGTATAATATGAGCTGGAAGGGTAGAGAGTTTTGGTTAGATGGAGTTAATTATGCTCCTAACGCAAATGATTTTAATGAAGATAAGTTAAAAAAGTATTTGAATAGATAATGATAGAATTTAATAGAAGAGAAACTATGGCAAAAGAAAGCAAGAAAGTTGATAGTGTTGAGGGGTTTTTAAAAAAGTTAAAAATAAATGGGGATATTAAGTGGACTTTAAATCAAAACACATCAACCGAAAAAGAAATAAATTTAAAAGACTTACTAACAGAATACGCAACCCAACAGAAAGAAAGCGTTGTGAGTGATGAAGAGATAAGATTATTAAAACAATTTGCAGAATATTACAACAGCTTACACTATGAAGTAATAGATGATGAGTTTATTAACTCTTTCATAAAACTAACAACTAAAGAAGATTAGATACTATAGTAGATATTATATATAATTTTACATACAAATAGTTATTATAATAGATAAAAAAAGAACGATGGAAGTAAGTAAAATAGAAAGCAGAATACTAAGGAATACATTTACTATATTATTTATAGTTAATACAGTTTGCTATGTAGGTATAATAGCGTTTTTAATAGGTTACAGTTTAATTAAATAGATATGACAGATAAAATGAAACATAGATTTACAACTTATATAGTATTCGTTGTAATGTGGTTGATAGCAATCTTTAATACAGATGGATATATGGATAGTAGTCAAGACCTATTTATGATACTATACCTAGTAGGCTTAGTCTGGTTATGGTTAAGAGAAGCAGGATTTTTAAGATTTAAGAAATGATACTAATTATAACACTACTATTCATCTATGCATCTGCTTATATAGATTATGAGCATTTAAGAGATAACGATTACATAGAGAGTCATAGAAGTAGATTAGCTCTAAGGACTTTATTTATATTATCTGTAGCACAAGGAGACTTCTTTATTATGGGAGGTATGGCATTACTATTTATGGCTTTATTTGATGCTGTATTAAATAAGCTAACTAAGATGGATCTATTATATTTAGGAAGTACGGCATTATGGGATATATTCTTTAAAAAGCATAAGTTATTATACATAGTCGTTAAGGTAGTTTCATTATTTGGAGGTGTTTACTTGTTATTGATGTAATGACTGAATTAGAAGAGGCTACATTATACTATACAATAATAGAAACTACTAATAATTTGCCAGTAGATAATAGATTAAAGTATGTAGAATTAGTTAATAAGATTACAGGTAGCAGTGTAGCTAGAAGGACTTGTAATAATAGCCTTAAAAAAGCACATAGTTATTTTAGCACATACCTTTATAAAAATCAAGAATTATGAAAAAGTATACAAAAGTATTTAATGAAAAGCCTAATGATATGGATATAGCAAGAGAAATAAAGTTAGCTGAAATACATTGTAAAGGGCATTATGAAAAACACTTTGTAGACACCGATAATGTGAAATACTTATTAGATATTAGAATTAAGACAAAAATAAGTAAGTAAAAATTTGTATATTTGTATTTGAATAATCAAGATTAAATCAAGATGAGCGAACACGGAGGTAAGAGAGAAGGGGCAGGTAGGAAGGCTATAGCAGACGAAGATAAGGCGAAAGAATTAATACATAAATCATTAAAACTTATCTATAAAAAAGATGGGGATGATGAAAACACCGTATTATTTTTGAAAGAATTTGCATTAACGCCTAGAGGACAACAATTCATAGCAGAGCATATAATAGGAAAGCCTAAAGATAAGATAGAGCATAACATTGATAGTTTAAATATACCTATTCTTAAGTGGGCTAATGATAAAGAATAATTATGATAGTTATATTTTTAATGGTGTTTGTATCTATATTTTTAGTAAGTTTTATAAAACCTTTTCTAAAGGCTTGGAATAAAGGAGATAACTATTGATAATAGCGAATCCTAAATATAAAGAATTATACTTAACCGATAAGAGGTATATTCTAGTGTGTAGCGTTATGAAAGTCCATTAATTTTAACTATATTTGTGTTATGGAAATATGGAAAAAAATACCTTTGTATTCTAAATATGAAGCATCAAGCTATGGCCGACTTAAAACCTTTAACTGGAAAAACACAGGCCAAACTAAAATTATGAAGCCTGCTTATGATGGGAGCGGCTATTTAAGAACGGTGTTAATTAATGATGCAGGAGGATATAACACCGTAAAAGTACATAGGATAGTGGCCATGACATTTCACGGGCTACCTTTTGAAGGTTTTGAGGTTAACCATAAGAACGCTATAAAAGATGATAACTCGGCCGATAATTTAGAATGGGTTACAAGACAAGAAAATCTAGCTCACTCTAAGACCAATAATTTACAAAGAGTTTTAAAAGGAGAAGAAATAGGTAATAGTAAGCTTACAGTAGATAAGGTTTTAGAAATACGAGACAAGTTTATACCTAGAAAATATAGCAGGGTTAGGCTGGCCAAAGAATACAATGTGTCTGAGGCCACAATAAAAGATGTTCTTTATAGAAGAAGCTGGAAGCATATATGATAAAACTTAATCCTATATTTAAGGAACTTTATACTACTGATAAAAGATACATACTAATAACAGGAGGCAGAGGTAGTTCTAAGTCATTCTCTGTATCTACGTTTATTAATCTGTTAACTTACGAGCCTAATCATAGAGCGTTATTCACACGTTATACTATGAGTTCAGCAGGACTTAGTATTATACCTGAATTTATAGAGAAGATTGAACTGCTAGAAGTAGCTAATGACTTTGAAGTAACAAGAGATGCAATAGTAAATAAGCGTACTAAGTCTGACATTATATTTAAAGGTATTAAGACTAGCTCAGGTAATCAAACTGCTAATCTTAAATCATTACAAGGGGTGTCAACTTGGATATTAGATGAGGCAGAAGAGCTAGAAGATGAAACAACCTTTGATAAGATTGATTTATCTATAAGAAAAAAAGACGTTAACAATAGGGTAATTCTAGTAATGAATCCAGCTACTAAAGAGCATTGGATATGGAAGAGATTCTTTGAAGGGCACACTAAGCAAATAGAGATAGACGGAGTAAGCGTTCCTATTAGTACACATCCTGACTTATGCCATATACACACTACTTACTTAGATAATATAGATAACTTATCAGACAGTTATTTAAAACAGATACAAAGTATTAAGGATATAAACCCTTTTAAGTATAGGCACGTTGTATTAGGTGGATGGCTAGACAAAGCTGAGGGGGTTATATTTGATAATTGGAAAGAGGGTGTATTTGATGAATCACTACCTTTTATCTTTGGTGCTGATTTTGGCTATGTAACTGATCCAAGTACATTGGTAAAAGTCGCTGTTAAAGACAATAAACTTTATCTAAAAGAATGTATGTATTTACAAGGCTTATCTACTCAACAAATAGCAGACGAATACAGTAATCACGTTGCTAAGAATGAATTGATAGTAGGAGATAATGCAGAGCCTAGACTAATTAATGAGCTATGGGATTTAGGCTATAATATACAACCCTGCACAAAAGGTAAGGATAGTATTAGATTAGGCTTAGCTAATATGCAAGAGTATGAGATAATAGTTGATCCTGAAAGCCATAATTTAAAGAAGGAATTGAATAATTATGCTTGGCACGATAAGAAGAGTAATACACCTATTGACACTTATAATCATTGCTTTGTAGGTGATACTAAAATACTAACTAATAAAGGTGTAAAAAATATATGTGATATAAATAGAGGCGATTATGTAGCCAATTCTTTTGGGTATAACAAGGTTTTAAGAAAGTGGGAAAATGGTATTAAAAAAACAATCGAATACACGATGCAATTCGATATGTTTTCACTATCTTTGTGTAGTACTAAAAATCATAAAATTAAAACTACTAAAGGATGGAAGGCAATAAACAATTTAAAACCGAACGACACGATATACCTACACAAGAATTTAACGGGAAAACATACTATTTATATGAAGGGGAAAAATACTTCTCAAAAGGAAATAAAAGACTGCATCGTATCGTATGGGAGTATAATAAAGGGGTTATTAAAAAAGGCTATCATATACATCACGTTGACGGGGATACTTTCAATAATAAAATTGAAAATCTTAATCTTGTTAATGAAAAACTACACTCTAAATTTGAAGGTAAAAAGAGATTTAAAAACAATCCTGACTTTGCGAAAGATTTCCAATCAAAAGGAATTGAAGCAGCTAAGAAATGGCATAAGTCAGATGAAGGAAGGGAGTGGCATAAAGAACATGGTAAAAACACTTGGATTAATAGGGAGTATAAAACTCTTGTATGCTCACAATGTGGGAACAATTATAAAACTCGTCATTCAGGAATATCAAAGTACTGCCATAATAACTGCAAAGCTAAAGCACTTAGAAAAAGGAGAAGAGAAGAAAAACAAAGTATATGATTTATATGTAGAAAACAATCACGAATACATAGCTAATGGAGTAGTAGTACATAACTGTATTGATGCTGCTAGATATGCCTTTACAGATTTAACAGAGAATAATAATTTCTTTGTAGCATAGAAAATAATTATTATATTTGTACTTGCTGAAGATAAACAGAGAACGACTAAGGCATCAACCACTCTCAATCATTGCTAAGAATGATGTTGTTTATTGTAAGGTGTTGAATGAGCCTCTCGCATAGGCAGACTATTGAAAGACATAGCTAAACACTCCACTTAGAAATGGACAAGTAATTAAAGGCTGTTATTAATTTAGCAGTCTTTTTTTTGTTTATATATTAATTAGTTGTAAATTTGCGTATTACAGTGTATGAAGTGGTACACAACCTTTATTTATGACTATAAAAAACTTTCTCAAGTTAAAGGCTGCAAATATGTTAGGATTCACTAACGTAAATGACAACCCATATTATAATACATATCAAGTATCAGGCGGTTTTAGATTTCAAGACTATAACGCTACTAACGTAATCAAAGATGGGTACGCTAAAAATGCAGACCTTTATTCTATTGTACGTAAAATAAGTACATCAGCTTCTACAGTTCCATTAAAGCTATACGATATAAAAGCAGATGGAGAAAAGGAACTAATAGAAGATGGCGAGTTATACAACCTATTACAACAGCCTAACAGATTACAAACATTTACAGAGTTCTTAGATGAGTCTATGATATACTTATTGCTTAGTGGTAATAACTATATTAACGGTTATAAGTCTTTAGGTATGGGCGATGTGTTTAGAGAGCTTAATAACTTAGCTTCTCAGTTTGTAACCATTGAATCAGGAGGAATAGAAAATCCTATTAAATCATATTTATATCAAGATACTCGGAACATTACATTTGATGCGGACGATGTAATGCAAGTTAAATACCCTAATCCTAAAGGGGATGGAGCAGACAGGCTTTATGGCCTTAGTCCTTTAGAGGCTGGAAGTATGGCTTTACAGTCTAGCACAAATATATACGATGCTAAAGGTAATATAATAACTAATCAGGGGGCTAGTGGTATTCTATCAGACCAATCAGAACGCTCAATGAGACCCGAAGATGCTTATAAATTACAAGAAGCATGGGATAAGAAACAAAAAGCTAAGGGAGGTTTTGGTAAGACGTTAGTGTCTAGTGCTAATTTAGCATACTTGCAAATGGGTATGAGTTCATCTGATTTACAATTAATTGAAAATGGTGTAATAGATTTAAGGTCTTTATGTAATATATATGCTGTACCGTCTCAATTATTTAATGATGTAGCAGGTACTACTTTTAATAATATGGATGCAGCTAAAAAGTCTCTATATACTGAAGCTGTATTACCTAATCTTAATCTATGGCTACAATCTTTTAATAATTGGTTTATTGCAGACTGGAGCAAACACGATAATAAAAATTATTGTTTAGAAGCCGATATATCTAGTATAGAGGTGTTACAATCTAACCAAAAAGAAGAAGCTGATAAGGATAAGGTAAATATGGAAGGCGTTAATATAGTGTTAAATATGCCTATAGGAAATGAGGCAAAAATTCAAATACTTAAAGAGACTTACGATGTATCTTCAGAATTAGCTAACATTCTTTTAGTCGAAAGTGCTGTAGGTGTAGGCGGTGGAGAATCAAGCAACCTAGAAAGCACACCCGAAGCAGTAGATCAAAACGCAATAGCACAAGCAAATCTAAGAGGCTCTGTAGGTGGGGTGCAAGGAATCTTATCTATACAGCAAAGTGTAGCGAGTGGTATAACGTCAGTAAATAGCGCTGTAACTACTATGATAGAAATATATGGATTTGATAATGCTACAGCGAGAAGTATATTGGGTGTATAAAATTATAACAGATGTCAATTAAAAATAAATTAAATACTGCATACGGTGTTAAGGCTTCAGGTCTTACTATAGATGATGTAGATGAAGCTAACAGAATGGTTAAGTTTTATATATCTGCATTTGATGTTAAAGATAGTGATGGAGATGTATTGCGTAAAGGAGCGTTTTCAAAGTCATTACAAGAAAGAGGTGTAGATTCTACAGGTAATAGAAAGATAGCACATTTAAGGCATCACGATTGGACTAAACAAATAGGCGTATTTACAGAATTAAAAGAGGATAACTTTGGCTTATATGCTGTAAGTAAATTAGGTAGAAGTGATGACGGTAATAATGCTTTATTAGATTATCAAGATGGTATAATTAAAGAGCATTCTATAGGATTTAATTACATCAAAGGCAAGATAGACAAGAAAGAAGATAGCCAGTTTGGAGAATACTACGATGTAAAAGAAGTGAGACTTATGGAAGGTAGTGCTGTTACATTTGGAGCTAACGAATTTACACCAACTTTAGAGGCTAACAAGAGCCTGATAGATAGTGATTATCTATTGAATCTTAATAACGATATGAATACCTTAATCAAGGCTTTGAAAAATGGCAAAGGAACTGATGAAAGGTTAGAGAATATCGAATTTAAACTTAAACAAATTCAACAAAAATATAATTCACTCATAGAATTAAAGTCGTTTGATAAGGATGCTTTATTAGGAGAGTCGAAACCAACAAAAGAGGAAGTTCAAAAAGCCTTGAAAGATTCGAAAGATGAGCAAATTAAACAATTTTTATTAAACATAAAGTAATTAAATAATGGGTAAAACTTATAACGAGTTTCTTATTGAAAAAGGATTTTCAGAAGGAGCAAACGATGAGGCTTATAAGTCATTAGGAGCAGAAGAAATAGCTGGTAACTTCAATGAATATAATGCTGAAAAACAAAAGTCTTTAGAGGCTGCTATTGAAGCAAAAGCTACTAAAGAAGATATAGCTGAGATGGCTGCTAAAATGCAGAAGGAACAACTAGAGCAAACTAAGAGCTTAAACGCTGTACTAGTTGAGCATGGTATAGTTCTTAAAAAACTATCTAACGGTGGAGCAGATGGTGAAAAAGAAGAGTCTCTTTTAGATATGTTGAAAGCTAATAAAGAAAGCTTATCTAAACTTAAGTCTTCTTCTAATGCTGCTGACAATGTTAAGCTTACAGTTAAGGCTGTAGGAGATATGTCTATAGCTGGTAACGTAACAGGAGCTATACCTCAGGCAATGAGATTGAGCGGTGTTAACGATGTGCCA